GACCCTTATAAATTCCTTTATAATTTAATAGAGTACCATACTGTTGATTATTCTGATATGCCTTTCCATCCTAATCATTTAACTGATAATGAGAAAGAGATAAAGGTTCTTAGAAAGAAACAGAAAAAACTCAAGACACAGAAAGCTAGAGATAGGTATCAAGTAAGAATAGATGCTTTAATAGCTATGGAGGAGAGGTTTTGAAAAACACATTAATAATCTCTGATACACATTTCCCTTATCATCATAAAGATACTTTCGATTTCTTAGGTGAAGTAGCTTATACTTATGATTGTGAGGTTATTAAACACACAGGAGACATGGTTGATAACCATAGTAGCTCTTATCATGAAATAGAGTACGGGGTACTATCATCAAAGGAGGAGCACGACAAAGCATACGAAGCTGTACAGCAGCTTAATAATATGTTCCCTAAGATGGACGTTATTATAGGTAATCACGGGAGTATGTCTTACCGTAAAGCTAAGACAGCAGGTATTCCTGAAGATCATCTAAAATCTTATAACAATATGTATGATGTTAAGTGGAACTGGACTGATAGAGATTACTTCAAGATAGATAAAGATACAGAATGCTTATTAGTACACTCTATGGGCACTAACACACTTAATAATGCAGCTAGGCATAGTCATTGTTCAATACAAGGACATCATCACAGTAAGTTCGGTATTGAGTACTTCGGTGATACTAATATGCTCAGGTGGTCTATGACAGTCGGTTGTTTAGTCGATATGCACTCACCAGCCTTTAATTATGCTTCAGGTGCAACAATGGCTAGACCTATTATAGGTTGTGGAGCTATTGTTGACAATCAACCTTTATTAATACCAATGAAATTAAAATCAAATGGGAGATGGAATGGTAAAGTCTAATATATTAAAAGATAATCTTAGTCGTAAACAGTACTATAGATTACAGGATGAAGGTCGTTTATATACAACTCTCGTAAATGCAACAGGTAATTATGAGGCTGATTGTGAGAGAACCTTAGCTGACCTAGGGATGATTGTTTCTGATTCTCGAATAGAGAATATAGGACAGAATGGGAATGATGGTGAACATTATGTAGACAAGATAGCTAGGTTTACAGCAGACCCGGTACATCAACCTAACCATTATCAAGTCCTAGAAGGTGTAGAAGCTATTGATATTATCAGAGCTACATTATCTCCTGCTGAGTTCATCGGGTATTGTAAAGGTAATTTTATGAAATATATGCTAAGATCACACAAGAAAGGGAAAGATGAGGATTTGAGGAAGGCAAATGTTTATAGTAATTGGTTAGTGGAGATGCTTGATGGAAACTGATTGTATTTTACATAAAGGACAGGTCTCTCAAAACGGATATGGAAGACTAAGTAATGGTAAGGACTACGCACATAGAAATGCTTGGGAGATTTTTAATAAATCTACTATCCCAAAAGGCATGGTTATAAAACATAAATGTGATAATAAGCTATGTATCAACCCTTTCCATTTAGAGTTAGGGACTCAAGCTGAAAATGTAAAAGAAGCTTATGATAGAGGTTTGAGAAAACCAACCCGTAAGCTAACAGATGAGCAAATAAAAGAAATAAAAAGCAGGATTGATGAGAATAACTCAGCATTAGCTAGGGAATTTGGAGTCAGTCGTCAATTAATATGCGATATTAGTAAAGGAAGGTTACATGGCAATATCTGATTATCAAAAATATATAGCAGTTTCCCGATATGCTCGCTGGCTTCCAGAAGAGAATCGAAGAGAATCTTGGGAGGAAACTGTAGAGAGGTATATAAACTTTTTCTCAGGGAGAACTAAAGAAGTAGGTATAGATTGGAAAGAGTTGCAAAATGCAATCTATAACATGGAAGTTATGCCTAGTATGAGAACTATGGCTACAGCAGGAGTAGCTTTAGAAAGAGACCATGTGGCCGGATACAATTGTTCTTATTTGGCAGTGGATAATTTAAGAGCTTTTGACGAGGCTCTTTACGTGCTTTGCTGTGGTACAGGTGTAGGTTTCTCTGTAGAGCGTCAATATATTAACAAACTACCTGAAGTAGCAGAAGAGTTCTATGAAACCGATACAACTATCTCTGTCCCGGATTCGAAGATAGGATGGGCTAAAAGTTACAGAGAGCTTCTCTCTATGCTTATTAATGGACAGATACCTAAGTGGGATATGTCTAAAATACGTCCAGCAGGAGCACCTCTAAAGACCTTTGGAGGGAGAGCTTCCGGTAAAGAGCCGTTAGAAGATTTATTTAACTTTAGCGTAGAGGTATTAAAGAATGCAGCAGGAAGAAAACTCACATCAATTGAGTGTCACGATCTCATGTGCAAGGTGGCTGACATTGTTGTTGTTGGTGGAGTACGGAGGTCTGCTCTTATATCTCTTAGTAATTTAACTGATGAGCGTATGCGTGTCGCTAAGTCAGGACAGTGGTGGGTAGACAACCCTCAGAGAGCGTTAGCTAATAATAGTATAAGTTACACAGAGAAGCCTGATATAGGCGTATTCATGAAAGAGTGGAGTGCTTTATATGAAAGCAAGTCGGGAGAACGTGGTATCTTTAACCGAAAGGCTGCGATTAAAGCAGCAGAAAGAAGCGGAAGAAGAGAGACCGATAATCACGAGTTCGGTACTAACCCATGCTCTGAAATCATTCTTAGATCGAAACAATTTTGTAATCTGTCCGAAGTTGTTGTCAAAGCCGGTGACTCTTTCGATGACCTTAAAGAAAAAGTACGTCTTGCGACTATCCTTGGAACTCTCCAAAGCACCTTAACAGACTTCAGATACCTGAGTTCTGTCTGGAAACGTAATACAGAAGAGGAAAGGTTACTAGGGGTCTCATTAACAGGGATTATGGATCACCCAGTTCTCAGTGGGAGTCAAGCTTTTGTCTGCGATGAATGGGGAGGTGGGGTATTATCCGATACACTACAACAACTAAAAGAGGTAGCAATTGAAACTAATAAAGAATGGTCGGCAAAGTTGGGAGTCCCTGCATCCACTGCTATTACTTGTGTTAAACCTAGCGGTACTGTTAGTCAGCTTGTTGACTCTGCCTCTGGTATTCACCCTCGCTATAGTCAGTATTACATTAGAACTGTTCGTCAGGATAAAAAAGATCCTCTTGCAGATTTACTTATATCTCAAGGGTTTCCCTACGAAGATGATGTAATGAAACCTGATTCTACTTACGTCTTTTCATTTCCTATGAAAGCACCTGAAGGGTCAGTCATGAGAAACGATAGAGGTGCTATTGAGCAGTTAGAATTATGGAAGATATATCAGGAGGCGTGGTGTGAGCATAAACCGTCTATCACGGTCTACGTTAAAGAAGATGAGTGGATGGAAGTCGGAGCATGGGTGTATAAACACTTTGATGCCGTGTCGGGAGTCAGCTTCTTACCGCATTCAGAGCACTCTTACAAACAAGCTCCATATCAAGAGATTAGTGAGCAAGATTATAAAGAACTCTCGGAAGCTATGCCGAAAGAGGTAGACTTTACTAAGCTTGTAGATTATGAGAAAGAGGATACTACGGTAGGAATGAAGGAACTGGCTTGTACAGGAGGGGCTTGTGAAATTGCTTAGTGCTACAATCTTTGTCTGTACATTATTAATGTACAACATTGATTATACACCTAAGCCTATGGGATATGATCACATAGTATCGTTTAAAGATAAACTTTGCTATAGTTATAAGGTTAATAAAGACATGAATGATTTCATGTCACCTAGAGACATACTAGTTTGTTTTAAGAAATAGTCTCTATAACTCTTACTTTCTTCACCATTTGGTTAGGGATACGTTGGATTGAACTCCACGTATTCCCTTCCCCTTTACATTCAGCTATTACTACAAATGTCTCACCTTTATCTACAAGCAATCCATAAGACTTAAGATACTTAATATCCTGTCCTTTCTCATCGTATTCACTCCATCCAGATGAACCATCTGCATCTAACCAAGTAACTTCTACGACTTGCTGTTTAGCCATTAACTATTACCTTTATATGAATTAACTCCATTAACACCAAAAGAGGCTGTAACAATAGAACCCCATGCTGTAGTAATAGGGAGAAATAAATCAGTCATTGCGTTAATAGCTGCTTCTGATTGAGTAACATCACCTACACCAAAAGAGTGCATAAAGATTAGTACAGTTGTACTTATCAAATAGAATCCATAAGCTTTACTTGCAAACTGAGATAAATCTCTACGCATCTTACCGTTTGGATCTAAAGTCTTAACAAATAAAGACTTAGCCTCTGCCGACTCTTTATCAGTTTCTATTGCTTCACTTGCTATACGTTCAATAGAATTCATAGCTCCTGAACTAAATAAACTTGTTATAAAACCTAACAT